GTCTGTTGTAACCAACAGATTTTAGGCCAGGGTCTTTACTCCTGTATAAACTAAATAGTAAACACGTCATGAAGAAAAAACTGACATTCCGCAAATGCGGATATATCATAAAAATAAATTTCATCACGCATTTGCGTATTGCCTAGGCATACCAATCAGGACCGAGTGGTGTTACCGAGTCCCCGTAAACATATATACAAGGAACTCCTACAAAGCCACCAAGAGAATAATCATCCCCTGCTGCCTTGTAAAATTTTACTCGAGCATTATTGAAGCCCCCTTGGGCACTTCCAAAAGTGAGTAAGTTTAAAGGTTCATAATCGTACAAAGTCCTAGAACCATTGGTATTGTCACACCTATTATAGCGCGACATGCCCATCGTCCACTGTGGTATATGTACAGTTATAGTCCCTGAGCCAACATTGGATGTTGGCAGTGATACAGCACTACTTACGGGATTATAAGTACTACCGGCAACTTGTGTGCTAGCTGCAAATGGGGGAGCAGAAAAAGCGCCCCGCGAGTTGTTAAGTGACACCATGCTTAGACCCACACCATCTGGACGAACCATATAGTAAACAGATCCTCTGGATAATGCATAGCATGATGAAAAAACATCACACAAAGTTCCACTGATGTAGCTTGCGGTCATATTTGTTCCATCAAATCTACTACCTCCAATAGAAAATGGCTTCAGAGTCACTCTTGTAAATGCTCCAGAGGCTGCACCATCAATTGGGGCCATTCCGATACAACGTGAAAATTTGTTAACGAAATGCCTAACCGACAACAATGCTTCCCCAATGCAATATCTCTCTGGGAGAAGGTCTTTTGTGGGCACCTTCGTATCTCCTATCGTAAAGGATTTAATTCTTTCGTCATCTGTAAACAATCCAGATTGAGCCACCGCGGGAGCTTCTGTATAAGGTACGGGCATTGCATCCCGCAAACCTGCAACAGCAAAATCCGACCCGCCAGCGATTTCAACAATTACGCTAATATTACTTGATACGGAAGTTGGTGCATTTAATGGATTTACAACATACACTACAAATTGTCCTGTCCATCTATCACTAGGAATCCACGGTGTAACCGCAGCATATGGAACTGTTACTCGGAACTCATCAGTGTCCTTCAAGTCAACGATGTGCCTCATGGTCCAACTAGAAGATGCTCCAGATGGTGCACCTATGTTCTGTGGGAAAAAGCAAATTGCAATCTTTCCAGTATGAAATTCAGTCTTAACAAATTTAAATGTATAAACTAAAGATCCTCTCCAATAGGATGTAAGAAAAGACAAGAAAGTAACAGGGGGCATAGTATAAACAGTGCCTGACAAGATTGCAGGTGAACTATGAGTGGTAACATTAAACTCATGTCCCCTTGGATATACCAACCAATTTGTCAACATATCATCAGCAACATTAGTATTTGAAAAAGTGAACGATGTTATAAAAGCTGATCTTGCAGCGAAATATCGCAATGACATCTCATCGATATCATTACCTGCAAAACCAGGCAACGTGTCAACCTTATTCTCGTTTGAGTATGAGAGAGGAATAGCACCTCTTTGCCCATCTGCTGTAAGTGAATAAGCATTGGGGATATCCAAAATTCTCATAAAATGTGTCGCATTATTGGTCACTGCAAGCGCTAATGCTGCAGCACAATTAGACACCGCTGATAAAAACCAAGTAGCAGGAGTGGCTATCGAGCTTAACATAGGAACCTCTGTAAAAGCACTCGAAATTTTCCGCGCCAAACGCAAGTTACGAGTCAGAGGGCCCTGTGCCTCATTATCTCTATAGTCCCCCATTTGTGGATACCCATACGTGGGTAAAACCAAATCAATGTCTTCAAAATGTAAAAAGACACTAACATCAATAGGGGATACAGGTCCCACAAGAGGTGAATAACAAGTTGCAAATATTCTACCCCAAGGCCCTTCAGTTGTTATCAAATTGTAATGTGTTGCCGGACTAACATATGGCATTTTAATCTCAGCAGATGTGTCGCGATTAACATTTATTTCAATTCTAGGTTGTTGGGTTTTTGTCATCAAATTCTTGTTATGTTGGCGCTCATAGTCTGGATC